ATACAGACAACAGGGAACAAGCTATCGAAGTAACTTTTACCACCAAGGTATTCGCCCGTTGTTTAAATGAGATCATTGAGGCCATTAAATTGCACGTGTCCCACTTATATACAAATAGGGGGGATTGCTCAGACAGCGATAAAGCGGGTGTAAATTCCGGGGCAACTTTGTTTTACGATCAATTTAGAATATCACGCATTTAGCAGGCATTTAGCAGGCATTTAAAAGGTAATGACATGACCATATTACTTAATAACGTATCAGCGAATACAACGAGCGACGAGTTTGAAGGCGATGGCAGTAGCGCTATTGTGAATATACGGGCCGATGACTTTGACGGCGGAACAATAGAGATACAAACGGCAAGCACACAGGACCCTCTTGATAGGTTTGTGGCATTGGCTAGCGGCGTGTTTACGGCAAACGCAAGCATAAAGATTGATTATTTACCGGTCGGGGTAAAGCTCAGGGCAGATTTAACCGGTGCCGGAGGCTCTGCAAGCAATATATTTTGTGACATTTTACAGTGAATCATGGCTGCTACAGTTTTTATTCAACTTAATCAGGACGACTGGACAGAGGTATCAGACGTAGCAGCGCGCGGACACATATCAAATATCACCGATACGCTTGTTTATTATATCGAAGCAAACAATAAACCAGACAGTACCCAACTACTTGGTCATCACCTCACACCACATGAAGTATTGAAATATACGCTAGAGCCACTCAGCAGAATATTCATGAGAACAATACGCGGCAATGGATCCATAGCGCTGTCCCCGGGGTCTACTTTCTTTGACGGTCTTGATGTTGACTTGCCGGATAATTTTGTGTTTGAAAATGCAGATAATTTTGTCTTTCAGGACGGAACTAATTTTCAACTTTAATCTAATGTAGATAACAGAGCATGGCCGATAAAAGACTAACTGATTTAGATGAGCTACTAGTTCCAAGCTTCGATGACTTTATGCATGTTGTTGATGTATCTGATGTTACAGACAGCACAGCAGGAACGAGTAAAAAATCTACCATAGACGACATAGTAACTGCGGTACAAGCGGTAACATCCCCAGCAAATGAGGTTGTTATCAATCAAGAATCAGACTTTGTCACGCAAACCGCATCAGAGATATTTTTGGAAGATGACAAGGTTTATATTGCGGGCGCTTCGTTTACAACAACCAAGAGGATACAAATAGGAAAGAACAACCAAATTATTGCCTATAGCCCCTCTGTGGTATGGCAAACATCGGACATTATATTATTTCAAGGGACAGATGTTGGCTCTTTTAAAATAGACGGGCTTTCCGTGGGATTTGTCGGCGGAAGCCCGCTAGCCTTATTTGTTTTTTTAGATCTAGCGCCGCTCACTAGCAATATTGAACTTAATAATATCACTGGAATCGCTGAAACACCGGCATCAATTATATCTTCGGCTTTTGTCACCTGCACTAATATATCTAGTCTTATCGTGGAGAACACGCGACTTGTTGACGGCCTTGGTGTCCAAGTTGGAATTCAATTTACCGGATCACAGGGCGACTCTGTTTTTATAGAACAATCTGAAATTCTGGGTGAAAGTCATCTTTTATTTGGCAATTGCGTATTTAATGATCGCGTTAGAGTAGACGGGCTTGTTTGTATTGGGGCTTCGGGCGGGGCGATTGGCATTGCTAGTGGCCTTGGAAGTAGCGGAAATATTGCATCAGGTAAATTGGCAACGTTTAATCATTGCGAGTTTATCTCCCCTATAACGCCATTGGACCAGATATCCGAAACAGACATCCGATATAAATTTACAGATTGTTTCCCTATACCAGATACCACTATCAATTTCTTTTCATCAATAGATTCTGGGGAGACGGTAAGTATATCAGGGATAGCGTCATTCGAGCCTATCGCTGGGGGTAATTGGTCAACAACAGATACTAACAAATGGTCTGTTGATAGTGACGGGGTCGCTACGTTTCTTTCCGAGATACCGACAAGAGTTAAAATTGAGGCCAACACCTCCATGACTGCGGGCGGAGATTTAATCGCACTAAGAATTAATATTGATACAGGCTCGGGATTCCCGGCGACACCTCCCTTAAGGGCAGAATCAAGAAACGAAGACGGCAAGACAGCTAATCACAGCTCTTCAGATATAGTTTTTTTAAATGAAAATGATCGAGTAAGAATGGAGGTTGCGAATCTTGCATCAACTGCAAACATAAACGTCAACCGCGCCCATTTTACGGGTGTTGTCGTGGTTTAAATCATGCCTAAGTGCGAATTCATAAAACGCAAACATCGCAAGGTATGCATCGGTGATTTAGATACTTTGATAACACTACAAAGCCGGGACATTGTGGCACCTGAATTTGGCAATGTTGATTTCGATGAGGATTTCCAAGACATTGCGGAGGTGTACGCAATGATTGAAACGAAGCCAGGGGAAACGATATTCGATGGTGTTGACACCGAATTTAATGTCACACACGAAATGACTATTAGATTTGACTCGTCCGTCACCTCGGAAACATGGGTTGAATTAGACATAAGGAAATTCGACATTGTATCTATTGAAAATCTTGAAGAACGTAACGAGTGGATGACTTTATTTTGTGAACTTCGCGGTGTTGGCGAGGCAGCGAAGGCTTAGACATGGCTGATTCTGTCTCATTTGTTTTGTTGCCACAAAATGCAAGGGTAATAAAGAAATTAATTGGTCTGGAAAACCGTACTAAGCAAGGGATCCGTCAAGGGATGTTTGACTCTGGCCATGCGCTTATTGAAAGTGCCGGCACTGAAATATTGCGTAGACCAAAATCTGGACGAACCTATATTATCCGTGACAAGTTAGGTCGAAGGCGGAAACATATTGCCTCTGCCCCAGGCGAAACTCACGCCAATTTGACAGGTGCAGCAAGAAAATCATTAAGTTTCCAGTTGAAAGGCACAACAGAGCTTGAATATGGTTACGGGGTTAGTTCGAGCAAGACCGCCCCTGACTATGTCGAAAAACTTGAAGAAACAAGGCCGTCACTACAAAACTCGATAAAAGATAAACAGGCCGTTATGGTTCAACATATTGAGCGGCAAATATCACGCCAATTCGATTTGGATATAAAATGAGAGCGTCCGATATTGTTAATCAACTAGCGGTGAAGCTGCCGTCTTTAGTGGATGACTTCACAAAGAATAGCGACGTCGTTTCACTGACGAGGTCTGGCACTACCGTCACAGTCACCACAGCAAGCGATCATTCTTTGTCGATTGGAAACTCAGTTAATATTGTAGGGGCCAGGACGCCGATAATAATCTCATCTATCGACAGGGTTGGGATTATTGCCACGATGGTAACGGCATCAGATCACGACATAACAAAAACAGCGGGGTTTGAAAACGTCGAAATAGAAGGGGCAACCGAACCAGAATTCAATGGAACTTTTAAATTATTGAGCGTACCGAATCGTCGCATTATCACCTTCCAAGTCATAGACAGCGGACCTCTGTCTGCCACCGGTTCACCTCTGCTAATAAACGGGGAGAATATTTTTAATACCTACAATGGTCTGCGTCAGGTGACAGCAGTGCCGTCCACGGTAACGTTTGAGTATGAGGTAACGAATAGCGGTTTGTTTACGCCAGCCAGCGGGACTATTTCAGCAAAAACAACGCCGCTTATATCCTCAGCGGTGAATTTTGACCGCATCCTATCCTCTTACACTAAGCAGGTGACAGATGATACTTGGCTATTTGTTGTCATGGGGGACGCAATCGCCCACAAAAACAGGAACATTACTGTCGATTCAACGGATAACTTGCAACGATCCCATTACTTTAATCAACGGATCACACAGGCTTTGTCATTGTATTTGTTTATTCCTGCGACAAATGAGATTGCATCACGTCAGGCGAGAGACAGGGCCGAGGAATTACTGTTGCCCATTTGTCAAAGCATCCTCTTTGCACGGTTCGACTCCTTGTTGACGGCCAGGTTTGTTAACCCTTTGCAGTTTGATGATCATGGTTTCCATTCGTATAACACCTCGTTTTATGTACACCGATATACATTTGAAGAAACCTTACAAATGACCTTTGAAGACACGGTCGGACATGATCCTGATGTTGCATTCCGTGACATTTCTTTGACGATGGGACTAGACATTGGGACTGAAACGTTTACGACCGACATCAATTTAGACGACGTACCACTGGATTAAGTCATGGCCATTATCACGCCCATAGTAAGAAGCATTAACCAAGGGATAATAATTTCTGAAGAATCATTGCTCCCTTCCGATATCCCGGATTTAGGATTATGGTTAGATGGTGACGACGAGCCTACGATCACAAAATCAGCGAACGCCGTCAGCCAATGGGATGACAAGAGCGGGAACGGTAGAAATGCGACCCAAGCAACCGGAGCAGCCCAGCCAATTTATACCGTAGGGGGAATGAATGGACTTCCTATCCTCAGGTTTGACGGGGTTGACGATCTATTATCATACGATGGAACTTTTCTGGTCGGAACGGATTACACGGTAACGGTAGTTGAGCAAAGGCGGAGTTCAGTTAGTAATAATTTTGCCTTTGGTGGCACAACCGCATTTCTAAACAGAAACCTACATGCTGGATGGCTTAACAGCAGCAACATAAGACATGCTCAATTTGGTACAGGTTATGATATGTCTGTTCCTGCTTTTACGGTGCCGATCCCTACATACCATACATACACTCATAATTCTGTCTCTGGAAAAGTAACATATGAAAACGGCACCCAGTTAGGAAGTTCAGCAAATACAGATGATCTGGCGATTTATGCGGGCGCTGCCATTTGTGGTTTTCTTACCACGGTTTTTGCCACTTTAGATATAGGGGAAGTAATAATATATGATCGGACTCTATCTGACGAAGAGAGGGGCAAGCTAAATCAGTATCTTTCTCTTAAATGGAGTATATAGGGATGAGTTTTTTAACGTGGACCACAGAAAGTGACTGCACTGATTCTTTGACCGCATTGAACGCAGTGTACTCTTGTAGTTATGTTTTGGGCGATGGATACAAGATGGATCAATGGGCTTTTTCATCTAAATCCGCAGTAAGTGAGACATGGGGATTCGCTTCACCACAATTACGCCCGGGTATTATTATGGACGACCTTATGGATTCCTTGACGCCTGGATATATTGAGTATGACGATATACCGGCAGGTTGGTTCCCTGATCCTGAATTATGAGTGTAGATAAATTGGACAACGTAATGAAAATTAAAATCAAAGTGCTATCTGATATCCCCGGCTACACTGCGGGCCAAATGTTATCAATAGATGTCGATATGGATGGAATTCCGTGTTCTCGTTTCTGGCGAAGAAGATTCAGCGATGCTAAAACAGACAATTGCGTGGATCTTTATGAGCCACCAAAGGAATCGATAAAGAAATCAAAACAATCTAAATCTAAAAAACCTAAATAACAGGAGGTACAAATATGCCAACCACAGTCAGACTACCAAAAGTAACC